TCTTTTTTCCAGTTATTGGATTGATATAAGGTATACGGTGGCTTTCACTAGCCCAAGCCAGGATGTTGGGATGATTGTCCGCCATCCTCATAAACTGTAATTCCCATCCACTACGGTATTTGGGAATGTGCTTTCCAACATATTTTTCTGGATTTTTTGGCTGATAATTGCCTTGCTGATACGTCGACATAAACGTATTTAGCTTATCCGGTGCTGGATGGTCGTGGAGAACGGCTAGGTTCTATTCCATCATCAAACTGACTTGATTCAACATATGTCTGAACACTCTCAGGCTGGAATGTTACTGCCCACTGAACTGGATTGCTGTCGCTGTAGTTCATTGTATCGCCAGTCACCGAGGTAATATATGGTTGCTTGAGTATCCAACCACGGTGACGGCCGCGGATACCATTCTGTATAATACGGATCTCAGGAAAGAAGTTGCGTGTGGCATTGGGGGTAAAACCCAAATCTGTTTCAAAGTTGATCTCCACTGTGCTTGTTCCCTCAAGCTGAGTCCTACTTGTCAAACCTTCTGTTCCGTTATAGTAATGAGCAAAATAGTCACGCATGATATTATACCACTGGTCATCAAATGTGTCATAAAAACTCACTGTGATCGGATCATAATTGATTCGTGTCTGCACGAAACGCTTTTTGTTGTATTGATTCATCAACTGACCATCAACACTAAAACTCGGCTGTGTAACTTCACTAACTTTGTGGTAATTGATAATCGCACGATCATGTGTAGTCAACTGCAATGTGAAATTAAACCTCTGACGAGGAATGAGATCCAATGTGCCTGGACTATCTGAGCTATAAACCTCTTGTGCGAAATTGGTGATTGCCATTATTGTAGATATGCTCTCGCTTTGTCTCTATAGATTGTTACACTCGCTACACTGGGATGACGATATAATTTATTCAAATGCTCAGGAAAAACATGAAGCTCATGCTGACTTACGCCTGTGTCTATTTCAACATATTTTTTGGTTTTCTTGATGTCAGCATACATGTGATCGCCATCAAATGCTTGTATTAGTAAATCAGCAATGTCTTCCATTTTTTCGTCATCAATTCCATCTTCATTGATTCCTGAAAGAGCTTTTAGTCTATCTAAATTCATTGTTTATTTCCTTACGAAAAAACGGCCGAAGCAGGCAGTCCGAATGCTTCGGCCGTTTTTAATTAGCATTATGAACCTGTTGCGTTCGCTTGTGTGACAGTCTCAACGCTAAAGTTTGGATCGCTAAGGTTGTCAATTGCACCAACAAAGTGTTGTGCGTTGTCATAGCGTAGCTGCACTGAAATGGTCTGGTATTCACCACCACTGCCGTAGTTGGTCTCATTGTATGTTAGGTTTGAAATATATGCACCGCTCAAAACCCATGTGTCTAGCGGGACTGGATCTGGGTTAGCACCATTCAAGTTTTCAATTTGACACTGGAATTTATAGCTAATACCAGCCTGTGGTGAGCTCTGGTTTGCCATATCGATCTGCTTCGCAACTTGTTGGTCAAGTAGTGCTGAAGTTGCTGATGTAATGTCGTCACGTAGCACGATGGTTACAGGCTCCCAGGAGTGCTTACCAGCTAGGTAGATACGTGAGTTGTATGTGTCCACTAGAACTTCATCATGTGTAAGGTTCGGACGTGTGACGCTGACAACGTTGTTTGTTGCAACTTTTGTGTCGCCTGCACCCATGTTGATGAAGTTAACGCGGAAGCGGTATTGTAGTTTTGGCATCAGTGTACCTTGGCTTTCGCCGTTTACTGGGACACTTAGCTTGTCAAGAACTGCCATTCGTCTATCTCCTCATAATGCGCTCTGCTCAAAGTATTTATCATCTAGAGAAAATTTTCCTTGACAGCCAAAACGTCTTACTATATAGTATAACTATAAAGAAGGAAACTGAATGATGTTTATGACTCTTGAAAATCTTGTTATCGGTTCTACGCTGTTTGTAACTGATTTTGTCAACACTTACGGCGTTCTCTTTCTCTAAGCACTAGAAACTCGTGGACCACGGCCAGATAAGGCTGGAGGACGGGGCTGAGGGGCGATAGAAACCGTATTAGACCATCGCCCGGTATATGCATTGTTTCGTAACTACGGCCGTTGAGACTTTCGCTTTTCGGTGATGCCATCCTCAATTAGCTGTAGCAAACGCTTTGCACTAGTGTAAACTTGAAGCCGCTCAATTTATTGAGCGGCTTCACTTATGGCTTGATTATATTATGGTGGGGTAAGACCATGAGTTGATCATCTTCGCCTTCTGGCTGATCATATGTCAACCACTGTGGTGGTTGACCATCCTTCCTGGCTTCTCTAATTTCTTCCAGCATTGCAGCTTCTTCACGACTGTATGGGTATTCATACAAGCGGTGACCTCTGTCGTTGATCGCCCAGAGTATAATTGATGGCTTGTTTGTTATCTCATGCCAAACATAGGCATATTCACCTTGGGGTTTGGCTTGTATTGGCGCCCCCATTTGCCTTACGAAGAGCTCATAAGCGACTACTCCGATCATAAGAAAACACATCAACGCGATAGATTTTAAAAACCAATGTGCTGGTGACCAGTAAGCCAGAAAAGAAACAAGCAATGCAGTTAATATGCCTATGAGAGTTAATATTGTTACCATTCGTCATTCCCATCGCTCATTGAAGGCGGAAGCGTATTTCTTCTCACCTGAACATTTGTTCTTAAGTCCGTGATCTTTCCATCCTGTCCGACGATGAATGACACCACTGTTGTCTCTTGAGTAGGGTCAAGCGTAACCGTGTCTGTAAACACACTGCGGAACGGATTCAGCATGGTCAAATTAATTGTGATGTCTTCTGTTGGTCCTGTAATGCTATAATAATGAACATTTACAAAATATTCACCTGGAGGCAAAATTGTGAAACGGATATTTTCATAATTGCGTGATATTACCACTTGCTCACCATCAACCATGATAGTATCATTTTGTGTGCCGCGGTCATCTCGCTCTAGAACAAAATAACTACCATCCATACGAGTAAACCCAACCCAATCCCTGTCTTTGCCTTGGACCCAAAGATCAATATCAACATAACTTTCATCATCCCATTCCATTTCGACCATGAAGCGTATGGGAGGATCAATTTGTCCGCCTTGGGTTGGTGGATTGATCATGAGAAAGGCAAGAATAAACATCAACGTAATACCCAACAACAAGTTGAATACCAAATCCAAAAATGCTAATCTAAGAGTTCCTGATGTCATTCTTCAAGTATCACTAACTGAAAATTAATCAACGCTGATAGTATAATACCACTAAGAGATGTAATCAATGCTGCTGCCATTCCGCTTGCCATACTGGTTAGAGCTTGTGTCATTGCAACAGTATCTGCTGGATCTAATACAACCCCAGGCCCAAACACACTCCAAAGAACGATCATAAATCCAATCAATGTACCGACGAGACCAATCGAAACAGTGGTTTCGCCCATATAACGAACCATTTTGTGTTCGTATTCTTCATATGATTTTCGCCAATGCATACGAATCATTAAGATGTGGGCCACCGCCGCAATGCCTAGGTTAACGAATGTTAGGTAGGTTTGATCATAATTTAGAATGAAGTCAAACAATCCAAGGTAATATTGGCCTGTTGCTAATACAAACACTGTCAATATTAATACTGTCCAAAACTTCCAAAATTTCATATTCATTAATTTATCCTTAATGATTGTGGGGCAAAAGTGTTTCCACCTTGCCCCACTTATTTATCATAATTATCAACGTATATTATAGAGCGCCGGTGTTGACAATACGGATTGGAATGTAGATGAATTCCACCGCCTTGGTCGGAGCAATTGCTACGTCAATATATAGTTCGTTGCGGTCGATTCGAATCGGTGTATTGTTTGATTCGTCACATACAACCGCAAAGTCAGTGAGTGCTCTCTTGGTTAGCAAGTCGCTTAGGAAGCTTTCGAACAATTGGACGGCACGTTGACGTGTCAATGTGTCGTTCTGTTCAAAGAGCAGCGGACGTGCAATCTCGTCGAAACGCTCACGTAGGTAAGCAACGAGACGTGCTACGTTGACTCGATCCAATGCGCTGCTGGTTGAATGCAGGGTCTTCTGACCAAACACAACTACACCCTCTAGAGGGAATTGAGCAATTGGGTTCATCTTGTTCAAGTATAGTGCGTCACGCTGGCCTTGGCTAAGTGATACTGCCTTGAATTCTTCTTCTGTTGTGATGTAACCAACTGCGCTACCGTTCTGCACGACACCACGCGTCAAGCCTGCTGGAGCAAACCATGGATAGCTGATGTTGTCGTTGTATGCGTAGGTGTAGAGCACCATGTGACTTGCTGGAACGGTTACTGTGGTTCCGGCTGGTGTTGTTGAACGCCCAGCTGGGTAATAAACCGCACTGTAGGTGTTCTTTGTAACAAGACCTTCATCACCGTTTTCTGTTGCGCCAGTGCCTTGGACCCAGTTAACAGCTTCTGTTGGTGTGAGACGCATTGGAGTATCAATAATGATAAATCCTGTTTCGCCACGGTCGCTGTTAAGCGTTACCAACTCGTCTGTTAGTTCTGGGAAGTTTGGAGCCGCAAGTAGGGTGAAGTTACGATTTGGATCACGTAGATCTTCGTTACCTGCTACTGCTGCTTGCATTGCTGTTGCAATAACTTTACGTTGTGCCAAACGACTAAACACGCCGCTGCCATTGGCATTGTTTGCGGCAGCATTGGTCCAAGCATCAACAGTTGATGCTCCACCGTTGATTGAAACGCCTTCAGTCCATACACGAACTGTTCCGCTTGACAGCGCCATGTTGACAGCTAGCATGTTGGTTGGGTATAGTGCTTCATCTGGTGCTGAATCAAAGTCAGTGCTGTTTGAATCGTGTGCGGCACCTGCTGTGATTGTGCTGTCTGCTGTGAAGTCAGCGAACAATACACCACGGTCTGTGGTTTGGTCTGTGTTGTCATATAGCAACCAGTTTGAACCATCATAACGGTAAAGCTTGGGATATTCAGCTTCTGTTCCATCTGTTTCAACCCAAATGTCGTCTGTGCTTGGTGAAGTTGGCTCTATTGTTGAGTATGTTACGTCTGCTGAATCAATACGTAGCCAATCTGTTCCGTCATTGATGTAAAGATCAAGATCTGTAACAGTTGGATCATACCAATATGTTCCTGCAACTGGATCTCCAGTTGGCTCAGCTGCCTGTGCATATACTTCTTCAGCAATCGCACTGGCTGTGGTATCAACTTCTTCGATCTCAAAACCAGCATTTGCGGCTGTAAAGTTGAGTGCAATATTACCATCGGTCATGTCATTAATGATGTCTGTTGCGCTTGTTCCATCTTGTGCGACGTAAGTTGTGCCGCCGTCGTTTGAAACACCTTCAACCTCAACAAGGCTGAAAACACCCAGGCTATTTGACTGATAGATGACAAGATTAACACCATTACCTGGTGACGTAGTCTTGACCCAAATGTCGTCTGCTGCTGGTGATGATGGGCTGCTATAGTGTGGAGCATATGTTACTGCTGTGGCTGCTAGGTCAGCAATGTTTGCTGTGTCAACACTTTCCCATGCTGAACCGTCACTATAGAAATAACCAATTGCAAATCCAGTTGAGCCATCACTTAGCACGGCAACTAGGAAGTCTCCTGCTGCGCCCACGGTGGTTGATGGTGTATATGACTTAGGGTCAGAAACTTCACCGCTGGCAGCGGCAAGATCAACCTCAACGGTTACAGTTTGTAGGACCCATGCTGAGCCGCTCCAAACGTGGATACCATATGAGCTAGCGTCAGTGTCTAGCCAAAACTGGTTGCCATTTGCTGGTCCAGTTGGTGCTGTTTCGCTTGATTCAAGTCCTGCAAGGTCAACGTCTGCACGGACAACGTATGCTTGTGAGCCTTGTCCTAGATAACTGTATGCAGCTAGGAGACCATATTCGCTTGTCTCTGCACCTTCAGTGGCTGCAAAGGTCGGGTCTCCGAAAAATTGGGTTAGTTCTCTCTGTGATGTTACTGGAACAACAAGATTGGCATTAGCTGCCTTTGTGTATTTTGCGATGCCATCAGTTTCTGTTCCTGTTGGATCTGTCTTGTCTTGTGCTGTAGCAACAATGACTAGAGGAATTGTGCCAGAACCCGGGCTGGCATATGCGCTTTCGTCAACAACTGTTACGTCAACGCCTGGTGATACTAGTGTAGCCATGTATGATCTCCTGTCAAAGCTTATATTTTTGCTCTGCCAGTATTTATTGGGCGGCTACTTATCTGGGGTGGTTACGGTGATAACTACGTGCTTAATTACCTACTGCGCGTTCAACATGCTTTTTTAGTTCTGATAGATCACCGTCGTTTGGTATCGTTTTTTCAAACTCTGTGGCATAATCCAACCAGCGCCATTCGCTCTCGTGGATTTCTGGATAATCTCGCATCCAATCAGTGTCATAACGATTGTCAGAAATTGCTTTCTGAACCCATTCTGGATCATGGCCACGTTTAACACGCCACACCTCGCCATTCATCTTGCGAATGAGATCGCGTTCGTTATAAAATCGAACGTCAGGTATCACATAATTTGTTTGGGGATTTTGTTCAAGCACCTGCTTGACCATGAGGACCCAGATTTGACCATCAAGTCCTCGACGCATACAATCTGTGCCCACGCGCTGCATGACCAATCTTGGAGTGAGATCATATCCAAGTTCTTGGCTCCACCACGGATCTGGTGTTTCTCGCCACTCACGACTATCAGGTGTATCACCCTCAACCATGCCACGATCCCAACCAAAGAGGGTGGAAACTGTGTCTTTCAGCCTATCTGCATAACTGAGTTTTGTAAATCCATAATCTTCAACTAAAATGTCGCCCACTGTGCCTTTACCACAACCGATAAAGCCACAGACACCAATAATTCTTCTTTTCATTTGATCTCCAGAGTATTCATACTTATAGCATGAAAACTCTTAAAAATCAATCACTTATTGTCTTTCAAGTTTTCTCATGAGGGCTTGCTGGTTTCGTTCATCAATAAGCTCAGTAAGCCTATCTACCTCGGATTCAGTTCCTCTCAGAATGTCACGAGTCAAACCCATGATGACTATTTGCTCATCTTCGGAAAGTTCGCCAGTCTGCTTACAATACCATTCCTTGAATTCATCAACAAGGCGAAGAGCTTGAGCTCGCTTCAATTTCATGCGTCGAAGATCATTCATGTTTTTTTCAAATTCTGTCTCTGTCATGATTCCAACTTGTACATTGCTTCATCTTGTCCTAATTGATCGATCATTTTTTCTAGAGCCTGTGGAAAATGATCGACCATCATTGAATCGTCAGGCAAACTTGTGTAAAGCGAGTTAAGAAAATAGATCATGAAGCCGTCACGCTTTGCTAGCGCCATAACGTCGGGCGATCGCTTTTCAATAAGCTTGGCTTCTTTGTGCAATCTTTCAACCAGTTCGCAAACTAGGGCGGCACGAGGATCATCATATCTCATCAAAAGGTCGTCCTTTGTGCTTGCGCTTTCGATCTATTTTTGTCTCACGCTTGTCAGGAATGGTCCGTTGGGTGAACCCGCTGCGAGGATCCCTCAAAGTAGCCGCAACTGGGTTGCGGCCTTTGGGCATCTTGATTTTTGCAGGTTTCTGTGCCATGGCGTTATTAATCGTTCCTAATCTCACCGGTTTCCAGGTCCAAAACGATAACCTGATAGTTGGGACCGGCACCAGCGCCGACCGTAACCTCTGTGGGGTTCTCAACGTCAGAGATTGCAGTGCAGTCAACAACGTCGTTTCCTTGCCAGATCAACATGGATCCTTCAACGTCATATCCCATGTCCCAGGCTTCTGCGCTGGTAACAGTTCGATATTCTTTGCGGTCCCACGCAAGGGCTACAAGTGACGCAACATGAAATTTCTCGAAAATAGTCATTTTCCAATCCTTACATGTAAAGCGGGCCAGTCCACTGGATGGTGTAGCCACCATCAAGGACGTTGCCACGGCTGTGGTTGCGGGCCGGAGCGTTGTAGCCAGCAGCCATAAGGATGGTGCCCTTGGGGAACTTCTTGTCCGTGTCAGTGGCAACAATAAAGCCCCAAACGCTGCGGTTGGAAACAATCTTGATATACTTCCGACCAGGGAGGACTTCAAAGCCGGCGTTGAACTCTGCGACCATCTGTTCATTGATCTCAGTCAATTCGTCTTTGCCACGCAGGGTGTAGGTCAGGTAGTCCGCCTTGATGGCTTCAACCAGG